GGCGCTGGTGGTTCTAGGCGTGGCGATGACGAACGTGGAGCGGTCCCGCGGTGACGGGGGAGGTGATCGACGGCGGGACCGCTCCCGACCCTCGGCCGAGCCGGGCGGTGCCCTACCGCAGCCGCGTGCCATCGCCCGCGAGGTCCGCGAGATTAGGGTGCGCGTCGAGGTCTTCGCCGCTGTCTATGGCGTGGAGCACGAGGCGCTGCTGGCACTCGGATCATCCGAGGTACACGTCACGTCGTCGCCCGGATCGCTGACCGAGGCGACGGTCATCGACGCCGAGAATGAGGCCGCCCGGCGCCGGTGCGCTCGAGCCGTCGGTCATCTACGATCGGCCTCGACGCACATCGAGATGGCGCTCAAGGCGTTCGGCCCGCTCGTCGAGCAGCCGCGGGATCGGTCGCCGGACGCCGTCGTCGACCAGTCGACGTTTGATCGTGCGGTGAACCGGCGACGGCACCGCGAGCGGGAGGAGGAGCTGAGACGTGGGTGACCACACGCCGGGGCCGTGGAAGGTACGAGAGGACAATGATGGCGAGACCCGCCCATCGTGGGCAATCCTTCAGGATGTCGGCCCCGGCCCAGTCGCACCGTGGATAGCTCGAGTTAATCATCCCGACAATGCCCGCCTCATCGCCGCCGCACCAGACCTACTGGCGGCGCTGGAGCGGATCGAGCCAGGACTCCCAACAGATACCAACGAGGAATACGACGAGAAAATGCAAGCCCGCGCCGCCATCGCCAAGGCCAAGGGGGAAGCGTGAACCGCTGTCCGTCAACGATCGGCGAAGGAACGTACCCGAGCTATCGCTGCGTGCTGGTCGAAGGTCACGATGGCCTGCACCTCGCTCCGCGCGAATACGTCGAGTGGGGGATCGAGGACGCCGACTCGGAGACCGTTGCGCCGTAGGGGTATACTGGCGTCCCGTGGGGACGTGCAAGGTCTGCGGGAAGCCCGCGAAACGGCGCGGTCGGTGTTGGACGTGCTACCAGTTTCGCCGTCGTACCGGGCGTGATCGAACCCCCGCGCTGATCTCTGCAGCGAACGTCCGAAGGCTCGACGACGAACTCGAGCGGCGTGCGATGGCTGCGATTCTCGGCATCCAGGCTTGACCTTCAGTCAGATGTGCATATAACTTACGGTTGCCGTGGTGTGCCCAGCGACCGCCACGTCTCTCTGATCTAGCCCTCCGAGCGCATCTCCGCGTGCGTCCCCACGTCTCGCGGTCGTGCGCTCGGACTACGTCCCCGTCCCCGAGCAGGAGGAGGTAAGGCATGGCAGGCGCAGCCTTCGCGGCGATCGACTCGACCGCCGGTGCTGCCGCGCCGAAGACGCAGATCGGTCTTCTGGCGGCGACCGTTCGTGCACGGGTGCGGGGTCTCCGCATCGGCAACACCGCCGCGACGTCGGCCGGTGGCAACCGGTTCATTCTGAACGCCGTTTCGACGGCCGGGACGAAGACCGACATCACGGCGGCGAACACAAAGCTCGACCCAAACTCCCCGTCGCCGATCACGGTGGCGTCCTCGACGTACACCGCCGAGCCGACCTCGGGTGTGTCGACGGAGGACTTCGGGTTCGACCGCGTCGGCACGTACATCCTCTGGTACCCGCCCGGCGCCGAGCCGTTCGTGACCGGCACCACGCGTCTCGCGTTGCAGAAGACGGTCGGCACCGAGACCGACACCCTGGCGGGAACGCTGGTCTGGTCGGAGGACTGATGCCGAAGACGAAGGACGAGAAGCTCCTCGAGACCGAGACGCCGGACCAGCAGGTCGACCGGATGGGCAACGCCTGGCAGTCCGTCGGGCAGTACGAGAAGCAGCTCGGGCTGCCGGTGCATCTCGTCGCGGTCGACGCCGACGACGACCCGATCCTCGTGAAGATCGAGCGGGACGGGGCGAACGTCATGGGATACCGGACGGTCTGCGGTCTGGCGCTCGGTGGTGAGGGCTCCACCACGCGTGGGAAGCATCGCGGCGAGGGCACGCTGCGTTCGACCGATGATCGGGACGACGCGACCTGCCAGGCGTGCCTCGAATGACCGACCTGGACTGGCGCGAGATGTTCCGGCGATACGCCGAGCACGTCGGGGCGCAGGAGGGCGTTTACTTCCTATGGGAACCGGGCGCGCGGAATGCCTACGGCGTCGAGATGCAGACGCCGTGGACTCCCGAGGAGTGGGAGGCCATCGCCGAGCTCATGCGATTCGAGCCGGTGCCGTGAGGCGCCCGACGCTCGCCGAGAAAGCCAACGGTCCCGGCTACCGCGACCGCCTGCTGACGCACGAGGTCCGGGTGTTCCACAACTGCGGCGTCGATGGCTGCGCCGATCCGATCTACTGCGTGCTGACGCTCTACGTCGACGCGCACCCGCCGGGCCGCGGCTGGTACGAGAAGCTGCTGCGAACGCTCGAGCTCGGCGTCGACACCGAGGTCGGTCTGTGTATGGGCCACGCGCGCGACGTCATCGAGCTCGACGACGAGTGGGCGACGCAGCCCGAACGGTGGGAACCGGGGCGGGTGAATCCGCCGGTGATGCCGGGGCCGGGGAGGCGCAATGGCTGACGATGTAGCGGTGACCCCCGGTGCCGGGGCCACGGTGGCGACACAAGATCGTGGCGGGAGACAGTTTCAGCAGGTCGTCCCCGCTGGTGCCGACACCATCGTCTCCGGCGAGGTCTCGGTGACGACGACGGCCGCCGAAGCCATCGCCGCGCGGTCGAATCGGGTCGGTGTGCAGCTCCTCGCACTGCCCTCGAACACGGCGACGATCGACGTGGGTGACACCAGCGTGGCCTCGGGTTCGGACTTCCCGCTGGAGCCGGGAGCTTCGCTGTGGATGCCGACCGAGGACGCGATCTGGGCCGACGCGGCGAGCGGCACGCAGACCCTCGCGTACATCGAATACTTCGACTGACGGGAGATCGACCATGCCGCTGACACCCGCCGAGAGGACCGAGGTTGCGGTGGCATTCCTGGAGTGTTTCGGCGAGGACGCGTACCACACCGGTCGGACCCTGCTGTTCATGAGCCGCTTCGCCTCGGGTGGGAGCGGCGACCTGCTCTCAGCGTACGCGGAACGCGCCCTGACCTGGCAGCCATTCATCGACTCGGGCCTGTCGATCCAGGCGTTTATCGACGACGTGACCCGCATCTACAACACCGACCAACAGTCTGCATGAGGGGGTCCGTCTACACCCCGCCGCGTGTCTACCAGCCGAACTTCTTCCACATCGGCAGCCACGACACGAAGTACACGGATCGTATCGGTGTCTCGATCCCTAACTCGAACACGGCGTGGGTGTCCGGACTCGGCGTGTACGTCCCGATCGTCATCACCGTGCCCAGCACCATCTACGAGTGGTGGTGGGTCAACGGCACGCTGACGACGGCGCACAACCTGGACTTCGGCCTCTACAACATGGACTTCACGAAGATTCAGAGTCTCGGCTCAACGGCTGGTGCGACGACGGCAAGCGTCATCGTGAATACGACCACCTGGACGAACCTTGACGTCGCGCCGGGTCAGTACTACATGGCGTTCTGCGACGACTCGACACGGAACCTCGCTACATCCGCTGACGCGCTCGGGCTCTATCAGGCGGCGGGTGTGATGGAGCAGACGGGGCTGTCCTCCACGCTGCCGAGTCCTGCGGTGCCAGTGGCGTATACACGGGCGTTCCTGCCTCTGTTCGGGATGAACCTGTACACGGTGGCCTTGGGATGAGCTACACCCCACGCAACATTGCGCCCGTCGATCCGGTGTATCTGTCGACGTTCGGCAAGAACTCCCTTGGTCTAGCTCACAAGGCCATAGAGACTCCCGCCCCATCATCGGGGACCTACGCTGCAGCAAATCGGGCCTACTTCTGCCCGTTCTACACGTCCTCCGGCTACTCGCTCGCTCGCTGGTTCTGGCAGAACGGTGCAACCGTCGGAACGAACTACATCCAGGTCGGTATCTACGATGAGAACCTGAACCTGTTCCGCGCCTCGCCCCGAACGCTCTCGGCGGGAACCGTGAATGCCCTTCAGTACGCGAACCCCGGCATCCACGGCACGCGAGTCACCCAGGGAAACGACAGCACGGACGCCACCGTGTACACCACGGCCTCGGTGACGCTGAGGGCCGGGGTGCTCTACCTGATATCGGTGATGAACTCGGCGGCCAACGCCGCGGTCATCTCGTCGATCGACAGCGCGACAGGTGGATATCCGACCTTCACGTCTCGGTCGACGGTTCAGTTCAACGGCACGGGGAACCGTGTCTCGATCTGGTCGGCGGTTCCCACCCAGGACTGGACCGGGACACTCCGTATCAACTACGGGGCCACGCAGACCGCGGCCGGATGGGGCCTGACCGCTCACTACCACGTCGACACCGCGACGAACGATGGCATCGTGCAGAACGCCACGGGAACGGGATCGAGCACGACGCCGCTCGCCACCCTCGCCGCGTTCGGTTCTGCGAACAACGCGACCTTCGGTGCGTTCGGGAACGGAGGCGGGTCGGCTCTCACGGCATCGACGGGGTACATCGAACTCGCGGACACGAGCCCGGCCACCCCTGCGGGTACATTGGCGGCCGCGTTCCGCCCCGACAACGACACGACCGTGGACGGAACCTGGGGTGCGAGCACACCCTGGGGAGCCTGCGCCGTGGAGATCAAATCGCTCGGAATCGGCGCGGTCTATGTCCCGCCGATGCGCGGCTGGCTGGCTATCCACTGCAACGGGACGACGGCGACGCTGTTCCGTAACGTCACGTCCAACCTGCTGAGCACGATGTACTACATGCAGTCGTCGTTGACGGAGGGGTTGCCCGCGATCGCCACGTTGGCCACGGCGACGGCACCGGCGCTGTATGTCTGCGGTTTTACCTCACGGGCGACGGTCTAGGGAGGTTCCGTGGCCGGTCTGATCTGGCTGTGGAACCAGGGCGGCGCGGTCGCCGGTCCCGAGGTTCACATCGCCGCGGATATCAGCACGCAGGCGGCGTGGTGGTTCGAGGAGGAGGACACCGGCGAAATCGCGCGGGCCGCCGCCGAGACCACGGCCGTCGTGCTCGACGCCGTTCCCGCCGTCCTGGTCGGGCCACCGGCGCCGGATGCGGTACAGGCGGTGCAGGCGTACAGGGACGACTATCCGCACGGGCACGATCCCGAGGACGCGTGGTGGGGCAATGTCTTCGGCTTCCCGGACCAGGCGCTCGATGTCGTGCCCACGCTCTTTCCGCCCGCTGCCCCCAGCGAGCCGATCGAGACCTTCGCCGCGCAGCCGACGTTCGGCGAGCACGACTACGCGACGACGATCCCGGTCGAGATCGAGGACTACCTCGCCCCACCGGAGCAGCTCGAGTTCCTGGCGCCGCCCGAAGTCGTCATCCCCGAGCTCCTCGCGGCGCAGCCCCAGCCCGAGGTCGAGTGGACGCAGACCGAGTTCGAGGACTACGCGAACGACACGGTGCTCGACGTCACGCCGCAGTTGTTCCCCCCGGTCGTCGCGGAGCCCATCGAGACGTTCGCAGCGCAACCGCTGGCCGAGCAGCCGTGGTTCCCCGATACGGAGCTTGAGGACTACCAGGCCCCCGCCGAGCAGAACGAGTGGACCGCACCACCCGAGGTCAACACCGACGGCCTGATCGCGTCGCAGCCCCACTACGGCGAGGCGTTCTGGCCTGAGGCCGAGACCGAGGACTACCAGGCCGATGCCACCCTCGACCTGTCGCCCACGTTCTTCCCCACGGCGGCCGAGGCGATCGAGGTTTTCGCCGCCCAGCCCCACTACGGCGAATGGTGGTGGGACGAACAGGCCACCGAGGACTACGCGGCCGACACCACGGTCGATGTCGCGCCCCACCTCGTCGCCGGTGTCGAGACGATCGAGACGCTGGCCGCAGCGGGGTACACGGCGTATCAGGATCACGAACCGGCCGAGACGCTCGAGGACTACCAGCACACGTCGACGCTGGACGTGGCCCCGCTCACGTTCGCACCACCGGCCACCATCGTCGAGATCGCACCGTCGTACACCACGTACCACGACACCGTCGACGTACTGACACCGGATGCCCTCGAGGACTACCAGCACACCAGCACCATCGAGGACGTCGCACCGTTCGCCGCACCACCACCGGCCCCGATCTACCTCACCGAGGGCGATGCGGATGCCACGGTGGGGATGCAGTCCGACGGTGGGATGGGCGACGCGTTGGAGCATGATGCCAACGCCAACGCCGGGGCCGAGGCCGACGATGGCATGGGCGGCAGCATCGAGAGCGCCGTGTCGCCGATCACCGGACTCGAGTCGTGATGGTCAACGTAGTTGCTCAACGTGGTTGACGATGTGGATAACGCGCTGACGTGCAGACTTGACACGGGGGATTACGTTCGGCATCCCCGACGACCACGGGCAACTGCGATCTCGGGGGTAGACATGGGGCTGAGGGTGTGCATCCGGTGCGGTACCCCCGCCGACCCAGCCCGAGCGTGCCCGAGGTGTGGGTACCACCCCCGCCCCCCCTCAGGTCCCGACCGCTCATGGTCCGAGCGCCAGCGCCGAAAGGCCACGGTCGACGCATGGGTGGCCCAGCATGGCCTAGTGTGCCCCGGCTACCTCGAGCCACCGCACCGAGTAAGCACGCGATCGCTCCTCACCGCCGACCACATCACACCGACCTCCCTCGGTGGTTCACCAGACGGCCCGCTCGCCGTCCTGTGCCGTCGGTGCAACGTGCGTAAGGGTGGACGCAACAGGCTGCGGTTTCCATCGAAGCGGGAGCGTCGCGCGAGTTGACCTCGGCCATCGGGGGGTAGGGGGATCGCGAGAACGGATCATCGCACACCAGCTACCCGGAGCCATCCGCGGAGAAATGCCCGCGGGAAATCGGAGGTCTCGTGCCTGAGAAGTACACCGTGCGGTTGACCAGCCGGGTCCGGCGAATGTGGGCGCTCAAGCTCGCCGGATGGCTGCTGACCCTGCCGAGGGTCGAGGTCTGGGCTGACGGGCGCAGGCTCGGGTCCAAGGCGCTTCCGTTCAGTATTCACGTCGAGGATGTCGAGGTCGGCACGGTCGAACCGTGACTCGGCGAGCCGTCGCGTTCGGCGCCTACCCGTACACGCTGGCTGGGTTCAAGGGGTTCGCCCGCAATCTCAAGGTCGCCGGTGGGCGGCGCATGGTGGTCGAGGAACACGAGGAGGCCATCCTCACCGAGTTCTTCGCCGGGGCGATCGAGCTGGTCGCCCTGATCTCGAAGAAGAACGGGAAGACCACGCTGCTCGCGGCGCTCGCGCTGTTCCACATGCTGTGCGTGGCCGATGCGGCGGTCTACATCGGGGCGAGCTCGAAGGATCAGGCGGCCCGGATGTTCGATGCCGGGGATGGGCTGGTCACTCGATCGGGCCTCGAGCATGTCTTCGACGTCAAGCGGGGGTATCGGCTCATCCGACTGCGGGCGAACCCCCGCGCGATGATCCGAGTGCTTGCCTCGGACGCGAAGACGGGCGACGGGGTCGACCCGACGCTCGCCCTGGTCGATGAGTTGCACCGCCACCCGAACGGCGATCTGTACGGGGTCTTCCGCGATGGGCTCGTCGGCGACGCGCAGATGATCACGATCAGCACCGCAGGTGCCCGGATGGCCTCCCCGCTGGGGGAGCTCAGGCAGCGGGCGCACAAGATGGCCTCGTTCACCCGCGATGAGGCCCGAAAGTTCAACCACGCCGCCTCGGAGGATCGATCGTTCGTGTTCGTCGAATGGTGCCTATCCGACACCGATGACCCCGACGACCTCGACACCGTGAAGCTGGTGAACCCAGCGTCGTGGCAGACGATCGACAAGCTCCGTCGTAGGCACGATTCGCCCTCGATGACGCCATGGCAATGGCTCCGTTTCGCTTGCGGGGTGTGGACCGAGGGCGAGGAACCCTGGATCGATCCCCCGACCTGGGATCGGCTCGCCGAGGTGCTCGAGCTGAAACCGGGCGAGACGGTGTGGGCCGACGTGCGTGTGATGTTCAAGCGAGCGGCCATCGTGATCGGGGCGCCGCGCGAGGGTCAGCTCGCCGTCGTGGCGCAGATCATCGACCCGGCGCCGTATCCCGTAGTCGAGCAGGCGATTCGCGACCTCGCCGAACTCTACGACGTGCAGCAGATCACGCATGGAGCGCGCGGGTTCGCGCGGTCGGCCGAGCTCCTCACCGAGGACGGTTTGCCGATGGTCGAGTTCCCGGCGACGCCCGACCGGATGAGCGAGGCATCGGGCACGCTGTACCGGCTGATCGAGACCAAGCACCTACGACACGACGGCTCGCCGGACCTGCGAGCGCAGGTGCTCGCCGGACATGCGCGGAAGGACGAGCGCGGGTGGCGTCTGGTCGAGGGTGAAACGCACGTGCCGATCGAAGCGTTGATCGCGCTGGCCGTCGTCGCGCACACGGTCGGGGCCGGGATCGAAAGGGAGCCGATGATCGCATGGGTCTGATGGACCGCTGGTGGAAGTTCGTCGGGGCAGAGCGGCAGAACGATCCGCTCGACTTCGACACATGGATCACCTACCTCGGCCAGCAGTACATGCTCGGCCTCAACACGTCGATGTCGGGCAACCGCGAGGAGATCGGCGCCGGGCTGAATGGCCTGGTGAACTACGTCTTTGCGGGCAATGCGGTCGTGTTCGCCTGCATGGCCGTCCGGCTGCGGGTGTTCACCGAGGCGCGGCTCGCGTTCCAGCGGATGCGCAAGGGACGACCGGCCGAGCTGTGGGCCGATCCGACCCTCGCAGTGCTCGAGAAGCCCTGGCCGAACGGCACCACCGGCGACCTACTCGCCCGGAACCTGGTGTACGCCGACCTGATGGGCAACTCGTTCACCTACCGGGTCAACCCGCGGCATCTGCAGGTGCTCCGACCGGACTGGATCACGATCGTCTCGGGTGTAGGCCAGGACGACGACACGAATGGGTGGGACCTCGGGGCGACCGTCCTCGGCTATCTGTACCATCCGGGCGGCCGTGGGTCGGGGAAGACGCCCGTGGTGATCCTGCCCGAGCGCATGTCGCACTTCGCACCGATGCCCGATCCGCTGTCGCCGTGGCGCGGGCAGTCGTGGATCACGCCGATCCTTCGCGAGATCAAGGGCGACACGGCGGCGACGACGCACAAGCTCTCGTTCTTCGAGTCTGCGGCGACGCCGAACCTGAAAGTCAAGGCCGATCCGACGCTGACGCCCGAGAAGTTCAAGGAATGGGTCACGCTGTTCCGCCAGGGCTCCGAGGGCGCGGCCAACGCGTACAAGACGCTGTTCCTCGGTGGGGGCGCCGACGCCGAGGTGATCGGCGCGAACATGCGACAGATGGACTTCAAGCAGGTGCAGGGAGCGGGCGAGACGCGGATCGCGGCCGCCGCCGGGGTTCCCCCCGTGCTGGTCGGCCTGTCCGAGGGTCTGCAGGCCGCGACGTACTCGAACTACGGCCAGGCGCGACGCGCGTTCGCCGACGAGTGGGCGCGCCCGACGTGGCGCAACTTCGCCGGGTCGATGCAATCGATCATCACCACGCCGGAGGGCTCGCGTCTCTGGTACGACGACCGCGACATCCCGTTTCTGCAGGAGGATCAGAAAGACGCCGCCGAGATTCTGCAGGTGCGCGCCAACACGATCAAGCAGCTCGTCGACTCGGGATTCGCCGCGGACGCCGTTATCGCGGCCGTCGATGCCGATGACCTGTCGCTGCTGCGCAAGGAACACACGGGCCTGTTCTCGGTGCAATTGCAGCCGCCGGGGACCGTGGCCCCACCCGAAACGGCCCCGCCGAATGGGAAGGCCCCGGCCGATGCCGTGGCACCTGGATAGTGACCATCCCGACTGTTCGGGCTGGGCGGTCGTCCTTGACGCCACCGGCAAGGCGGTCGGTTGTCATCCGACCAAGGCCAAGGCGAAAGCGCACCTCGCGGCGTTGAACGCCAATGTGAAGGGGGCAGACATGACCGATCAGGCCACGCGGGCCGCGGTCGACAACAGCGCGTGGGATGGGAACAAGGCGATGACGCAGTGCTCGTCGGCCGCCGACTACAACAAAATCTGCGCTGGGAAGACTGCGGGCGATCCGGCACTGCGCTCGAGTCACAAGCTGCCCCATCACTACCTCGCCAAGGCACCCGTACCGAACGCCGCAGGCGTCCGTGCATCACTGCAGCGGTTCGGACAGACCCAAGGGCTGACGAACAGCGCGGAGGCCCGCCGACACCTGGAGGCGCACATGACAACGATCCAAGCGCAGGAGGCATCCGCCTTCCCGCGGGGGGACCTGTACCGGGCGATGCCGCCATCGCTGGCGCACTTCGAGGTCCGCGAGGAGTCCGACGGCGGCCGGACCCTCGTCGTGCCGTTCGCGCGGTTCAACGAATGGACCGAGATCGATTCATGGTTCGAGGGTCGGTTCATGGAGCGAATCCTGCCGGGTGCGTTCACCGATTCATTCGCCGAGCGCACGCCGAAGATCACGTTCAACCACGGGCGCGATCCCGAGCTCGGCGACAAGCTGTTGGGCCACCCGGTCACGGCGTACGAGAACGACGTCGGCGGAGTGGTCGAGGCCCCGCTGTTCTCCGGCGTGCCCCCGCTCGTGACGGACGGCCTGCGCGCCGGGGCCTACGGTTCGTCATTCCGGTTCGGCGTCGACGAGGACGACATCGTGCACAAGCCTAAGGTCTCGGACTACAACCCCGAGGGCCTGCCGGAGCGGTCGATCATCAAGGCATCGGTGCACGAGGCAGGGCCAGTGACGTTCCCGGCCTACGCGAACACCACGGCGGGCGTGCGCTCGCTGACAGACGAGTTTCGGCCCGCCGCGGAGACCGTCGCGGAGCTGGCCGCAAGGCGTCCGGGTGAGCTGGCCCGGATGATCGAAGAAGTCCTGCATCAGGGCGCCGAGGACAAGCCTCCCGAGGACAAGCCTCTGCCCATCGAGGTGCGGAGATTCCGCACACGAGAGGAGTTTCTGGCATGGATGTCGCAGAGCTGAACGAGC